CACCTTGGAAATCATGCCAAGTTCAATGGCCACAAGGTAAAAACAACAACTTGGTAGACAGTAACTTTGTGAGTAAAAAAGGTGCTGTATTAGGGATTAGCAGCAAGGGAGCCAGCGGTGCAAATGCAAGCAGCGCCAACATTTGGTCAGCTATTGTTAAAGCCCAGCAACTTAATCGCACAGATTTGCTAGAAGAGCATGCGGACATGATTGATATCATGCAAGTGATTAATGATAACTCTGCTGAAGAAGGGCCTTTAAAGTTAGCTTTGCGTTTTGACTTAATAACTCCCAAACTAGCAGCAGAAGTGCGCACAGTGTTAAAAAACGATATTACTGATCCCAGCAAACTATCAAAAGCTGCCAAACAGTTGTTTGCAGAATATGGTAGCAAGCAAGATGTGCCAGGTTTTAAAGTGGGATATGTGTTGTTAGCCAACGTAGCTAAAAATGTCAGCAAACACGTTAACTTAATACCTTCGTTTGGAGAAGGTTGCTTGGCATTCTTGAATCAAGCAAGTATTTTGCAAGTTTACACTCAAGCTCGTGTGCAAGGAAACGATGTCGTTGTAACAGGATTTTCCGCTATATATCCACCAGAGTATAACGGAACAGTTTATCTTGATGCCGGCAAAAGTTATTTTAGCAGTAGAATCTCCGGCAAGATCAGCTTCAAATACAAGCCTTTTCAATCTTGATAAATATTTGAAACTGGGAGCAAGATATGGCAAAGTTGAGTTTGTGGCGCGGATTAGGCACCAAAACTCTTGACTACAAGTTTACTGACAAGATTATTGCTCAACAGTATCAAGTTGGTGGTGTTGAGTTTTATCTGCACAAGTATCTTGGGCCTAATCCAAATGTTGCAGTAACAGATGCTACTGTGAATTTAGACTCCACAGGTGCCAATGCTGGGGATTTAACTATACAAGACGTTCTCAACATGGAAATACGAGATCGCAGCTATGATCCTGACGTCTATAGTATTCGCGGACATTACGTTGTAAGTGATCAAGAGTTTGACTTGCGACAGTTTGGTTTATTTTTAAGTAATGAAACTTTGTTTATTACTTTTCACATGAATACTATGGTAGACTTGGTGGGACGACGTATCACATCAGGTGATGTTTTGGAAATACTCAATCAACGTGACGATTTAGTTGAAGGTAGCTTGGCTGCAATCAGCAAATACTATGTAGTAGAAGAAGGAACTCGCCCTGCTGAAGGATATGCTCCCAGTTGGTGGCCTCATTTATGGCGTGTGAAATGCAATCCCATGAAGGATACTCAAGAGTTCCAGGATATTTTGAACAAACCTCTCTTGGACAGTTTGGGCAATCCTGTGCTAGATAACACAGGCAATACTTTGACAGTAGGCGATGTAGTAAGCACACGACCAGCAGAGTTGGAAATAAACGATGCAATCTTGGAACTGGCAGAACAAAAAGTTCCTTTCCGTAATGTACAAGGCGCACACTTTTATGTATTGCAGGGAGATATAGATAAGCCTGTAACTATTTGGGCTGGTGATGGCATACCTCCCAATCAAAGCAAGCCAGTTGCTAATGGAACCAGCTGGCCGGCTAATCCGCATGAAGGAGATTACTTTTTGCGAACAGATTGGAATCCAGCTATTTTGTTTACCTGGCAAGTAAATCGTTGGCGCAGAGTGGAAGCTAACTGGCGCGCTCCTTGGTTGCCAGCAAATCGTGTGTTAACAACATTTATAAACAACGACAATATAACTAACTTGCAAGACGGAACTACTATTACACAGAAACAGCCCCTAAATGAAGCTGTTCCGCCCAAACTTGATCCTGACATTATTTAAAAAAGGACCCTGGCATGATAACTCAAGAACAACTACAGCAATGTTTTCCTAAAACTGCGGCACAAACATGGTATGAACCATTCGTGCAAGCAGCCGCTCGTTGGGAAATAAACACACCTCGCAGAATAGCAGCATTTCTTGCACAAACTGGTCATGAAAGTGCTGATTGGAAAATACTTGAAGAAAATCTCAACTATAGCGGTGAACGTTTGCGTGTAGTTTTTCCCAAGTATTTTAGTTCAGATGCGCAAGCACAACAATATCATCGTCAACCACAAAAAATAGCTAATAGAGTTTATGGCGCTAGAATGGGTAATGGTCCCGAAGAGTCAGGAGAAGGATTTAAGTTTCGTGGCCGCGGCCTTATTCAGCTGACTGGCAAAAACAACTATGCTCGTTGCAGTCAAGCAGTATTCAACGATGAAAGCTTGTTGGATGATCCAGATTTTCTAACTACCCCTGATGGGGCTTTGGCAAGCGCCTGTTGGTTTTGGACTGCAAACAACTGCAATGCAATAGCTGATCAGGAAGATCATGTGAGATTAACCAAAGTTATCAACGGAGGAACTCACGGATTGGAAGACAGAATAGCTCGTTATAATCGTTATTTGGCAATAATTTCATAAAAGCATGGATCATTTTTACAGCGGACAACTACGCAACTACAGAATGCAGATTATTCGCGCGTTCAGCAACTTCTCTGTGAAATATGGAGACGGAACCTTGCGACGTGTCCCTTGTAGATATGGCGATCCCAGCCGCATAGCAGAAAATGTCGTGCGCGGCGGCAGTGAAAACAAGTTGTTAAGTTGCCCGTTCATTACAGTGTATATCAGAGACATTGCCATGAACAACACTCGTCGTCAGGATCCAACGTTAGTTGATACTGTGCAGGTAAATGAGCGTAACTACAATACAGAAACTCAAAGATATGGCAATGACGTGGGTAATAGATATACTGTGCAACGGTACATGCCAGTGCCATATGATTTGACTGTGCAAGTGGATATTTGGACCAATAACTTAGACAGCAAAGAACAACTAGTTGAACAAATACTAGTGCTGTACAATCCCAGCATAGACATTCAAACCAGCGTTAATCCTCTTGACTGGAGTTGGTTGAGTGTGCTGGAAATGCAAGAAAGCATTACTTGGACTAGTAGAAGTATTCCGCAAGGCACAGAAAACCCTATTGATGTTATGACATTAAACTTTCGTGTGCCTATTTGGATAAATCCACCGGCCAAAGTCAAACGTCAAAGTCTCATACAGGAAATCATAACCAATATTATTGATCCCACAAGCAATATAGCAGCCATGGAGTGGACTACCGAAGAGTTTCTAGCTAGGGTATGGACTACCCCTGGTAATAGCGGAATAATAGTGGGGCAAGAAAATGGTTTAACCAAAATCCAGCTTGCTAACTCAGCAGGGGTAACAACTGATACAGATCAAAATCCCACAGTTGTTTGGAGTTGGGCTAATCCAGTAGTTGATCCAGGCAGTCAATTTATTTGGAATAGCAACACTTACACAATAAGTTCCAGCACTAATGTTGCTGCTATGGTAAGCGAAATTCGCAGTCAACTTCCCAACGACACTTATAACTGTCTGTTGTTTAACCAAAATCAAATACAGTTTATTAGTACTAATGTATTAGATCAAACTTTCACTGAAGTTACTCCAGGCATTCTTAATAGTCTGGGATTGCCAGCTACCTATAATGGTGGTACTTTGGCATGGTGGAGATTTTTCAAACCATTTGGTGATTTCCGTAGTTATGATCAGTGGGCTACACAAGGCAGCAAACTGAAAATACGTGTCACAGACAATCCTGATAAAAATCAGCCTGCTATTGAAGGCTACATGGATTTTGATCCTCAAGATCAAAATAAAATCATTTGGCGGTTAGATACAACTACGTTGCCTGGAACAGAAATCACAGCAATTAACGCAGTGGTTGATCCTCAACGTTCAGGGCCTAATGTAGGGTTGCCACCTGCACAGGCAGGACAACGATATTTGCTTGTAAATGACATGCCCGAAAGCAACTTAGCTTGGATGGGCAATCTGGCTGCTGTAACTAATAGTATTGTGGAATACGATGGAAGTAGTTGGTTTGTGGATTTTGATCCTACTGCTCATATAAATGATGTCTACTGGGTTTATAGCCAAATCACTGGACGTTACTTGCAATGGAAAGATCAAAATTGGACAAACCTGATAAACGGGCTTTATAGACCAGGACAATGGTATCTTAGCATTTAGGTGCTAAATATTGCAGGAGATCGACATGACCACAAGTAGTTTACGAGTAAACTTGATTAATGAAGTTAAGCGCATGCTGGGTAACAGCATGGTGGATCGTGAACTAGAAGCAGAAGACTATGAACTTGCTGCAACATTGGCTATCGAACGTTACAACTTGCGTAGCGGTAATGCTCAAGAAGAAGCTTACATGTTTTTGGAATTGGTAAACGAAGAAGGTGTTTACTATCTGCCTCAAGAGATTATCAGCGTACGGCAAATATTTCGTCGAGGACTCGGTGAAACCAACGGCGGAACAAGTTTAGATCCTTTTAGTTTGGCATATACCAACTTATATCTTTTACAAGCAGGCGCAGGCGGTGGTTACACTGCGGGGTTGTTGACATATGAAGCGTTCAATCAGTTTCTCAAGCAAGCTGGACGTATGTTTGGAGCATATTTAAACTATACCTTTAACACTGTGACAAAAAAACTTCAGTTAGTAAGAAAACCCACCGGTGGTGAAGCTGTGCTGTTGTGGGTTTATAAAACTAGAACTGAAGATGAGCTGTTAAGTGATCCTTTTGCTCGACCTTGGATACGTAACTATACTCTTGCTTGGTGCAAACAAATGTTAGGCGAAGCATATGAAAAATATGCTACCATTATTGGACCACAAGGTGGAACTACTTTGAATGGGGCCGCGTTGAAAAACGACGCAAAAGAAATGATGGACAAGTTGGAAATTGAGCTACAGCAATACGTGGATAATTCCATGCCCTTGGGGGTTATAATAGGCTAAAGTAAGTATTTTTTGACATAAAATGCATCCCCCCAAGTATGACCTAACCAATCAGTAGCTACTCTAGTATAATCGTGTAAAAAACTATCAAGTTCTTCAACATAAACATTATTCTCGTACAATTCATCACGATTTACTTCTGTGTATATGTAATCAATACCATGTAATGTGTTTTTTGATCCTTTTAATACTTCTAGTTCGTAACCTTGTACATCCATATTTAAGAAGTTAAAGCCTAATAGTTGAAAGCTATCAAGTGTAGATAGTGTTACAGGTATTTGTGATGTGAACACAACATCTGGATATTGGCTTAGATGTTTTTTAGGAGTAAGTAATGAACTACTTAATGCATTGTTGCTGCTTACATTAATGTTGCTGTGTCCGTTAGATGCACCTAATGCAGTTTCAAAAACTAAAATATTTGTATTATATTTGTTTGCTTCTATTTTTATCTTTTTAACATTTTCTGGAATAGGTTCAAAAATAGCGATTTTTTCTAATCCGTTAGAAACATAACTGGCGATTTCTTCGCCCCAATGACCTCCAACGTGGATTACTCCATGAATATTGAGATTATATTGTATCTTTAAACTGGAAAAATTAAACAACATTTTACAAAAAAATCCTTGTAGAAAAAATTTATTAGTGTAAAGTATAAAATAAAGTAGTGGAGTTTTGCAATGTATAGTGATCTGGTATGTTACGTTATTGTTCGAAATGATATGCCTAGTATGAATCCCGGTAAAGCCATGGCGCAAGTGCATCATGCGGGTGTGCAAATGATGGCTCTATGCGAACCTGGTGATATTGTTGAGCAGTACATCCGCCAAGGAACTGCTCTAGGTGCTGATCATTTTAATACCACACTGGTGCTTGCTGCTGATCTGCCCAAGATTGATGACATCGCCGAGTCAGCAAGACAAGCAGGCTATACATATGGTTATGTTACAGATCCCACCTATCCATTTGTTGTAGACCAAGAAATTGCCAATCTTTTACAGGACAAAGTTGCCTGCAAAGTCAAGCAACTGGCAGATGGTAAATGGCTCATGACACGACGTGAACATACAGTAGCATGGTTTGTGGGCGACAGACTAGATGAAAAGTTCGTAGCTTTGTTTCAAGATTTACCCTTGCATGCCTAATAACAAGGTTGATAGCTCAAGCTATCAACCTTTTTGACTCAATCTATGTGATATTTGACGATATAAATGCTGCAAATCTCCAGTGTTGTCTAGAACAACAAACTGGTCTTTGTGTTGCAGCCATGCATACTCACTTTCATGAACATGCGGATATACTGTCTGCATGTGCTTTTTGTCTGATGCATAGTTAAACCATTCAGGCATTTCATGCCGTTTTACCCACCAAAGCTCACCATGCCACGATTTGATAGCTGAGATTTCATTGGGAAATCTAACGTCTGTCACAACCACGTTGCCTGGTATGTTATTGATGTGTTTTTCCAGACTTAGCAGCCATATGTCTGTGTGAAGATATTCACGCAGTACATCTGTGCCCATGTATTGTAGCACCCATCGTGGAGTTACAGTTCTGCCAAACTTTTTGCTCCACCAAGGGTCAGGTTGTTCACGCCAAGCTCGGCTTTCCGGAGTAGACCCCTCAAGCAACTCTCTAGGCCAGTGAAATATAGCTGCAACTGCTGATTTTAAAGTGTTAGCAAAACTGCATGCAGTAAATTCATGTTCACTTACTAAAAAATCACCAACTGTTCCTTTACCTTGTCCAATAAATCCCAAAACACCTATGATTTTTCTCATAGCAAAATATAGATACACACAGAGGAAAAATCAATAGCCTTGAGATAACAAGCTCGAACCATGGTATTTTTCCATCCTCCCTATAAATAACAAGCATTCATTTTCTAGAGAGGTAATCAATGGCCGACTTAGTTTCCCCTGGCGTTTCAGTAACGGTAACCAACGAGAGCTTTTATGCTACGGCTCCTGTTGGCACTGTTCCATTGATTGTTATTGCCACAGCGCAAGACAAAATAGTGACAGGGACTACAAACGTAGCAGAGGGTACAACAAAAGCCAACGCCGGCAAACTTGAACTTATGACCAGTCAAAGAGATTTGCTGCAATATTATGGTTCACCAAGTTTTGTCAGTGTCGGTGGCACCCCTCAATATGACAGCCAACTCAATGAGGTTGGCTTGTTTACTGCATATGAATATTTAGGAATAGCAAATCGTGCGTATGTTTTGCGCGCGGATGTTGATTTAAATCAACTAGAGCCTAGTAGCTTGGAACCAACAGGCACACCTACAAACAACAGCTACTGGATGGAAACTGGTAGCACTTGGGGCGTTTTTCAAAGTGATGGCAATACAAACCCTGCCTTTGCTTGGAAAGCCAAAACACCGCTTGTCATTAATAGTGCAACTGATGTGGAAAAAATAGTTCAAGGTTCAGCTGCAACACCTATTACCCAAGCAGATACACCAATTTTTGCTAGTAATGCAACTTTGGTTATTAATGACATTTCTATTAGTTGCACAACTACACAAAGTATTACAGATTTAGTTAACGTTATTAACGGCAATACTAGTTTGGGACTATTGCAAATAGATGCTGAAATATTTGCACGAAATGAAGTTACTGGCAACACAGTTGTACAAAGTGTGTATAGTTTGCGTATCAAATGCGCTGATATCACTAATACAATTAGCTTGGCTGGTAGTAATGGTGGCGTTTTAACAACTTTGGGATTCACGGCAAGTCCTGTGAACCTCGTTGTTCCCAAAAACACAGTTGGTAGCGCCGGCAACTTTGCAGTTGTTACGGTAGCTAAAGACGATGATGGCGCTTACCGCAATCGTATGTTTGAAAAAATCAATGTTACATATGGATTTGGATTAGACACAACTACCAAATCTTATTGGTTTCCTGTAGGCACAAATGATGCCAGCGTTGTAAATGCTGGTAATGTTGTTGCAGGTTGGGGTTGGCAAGAGGCCAGACCCACACAGATCGTTGGCAACGTAAATAATCCTACTTTTAATAGTAATGTAACAGCAATACTTCAAGTTGGAACAAGCGGTCCTGTATTAACAGTTGGTGGGGTGTCTACACTTGCACAGTTAGTTGCAAATATCAATGCTGAGTTTGACACTGCACAAATAAATGCCAATGCTGATATTTACACAAGTGGGCTAAGTTCATATGTAAGAATCACAAACTATGATGGAACTAATATTTGGGTTCATGATACCACAAATGTAAATCCCTTATGGTCATCAGCAGGTGTCAGTACTTCACAAACATATTTTGGTAGTGTTACAGGTTCAATAAGTAATCCAACATTTACAGGTAATGATCAGTTTACTGTTGATATTGGCGGTGGACCTAAAGCTGTTGTTGTACCAGCAAGTCCTGATAATACATTAGCCAATGTAGTTGTTGCCATTAACACTGCTGTTGGTGCAGCCGTAGCTTCTGCTACAGGCAATGTATTGACAATCAGTAGAGCAGGCACTTATATCACATTGCAAGAAACTTTTGGCCAGCCTCTTACTAACTCTGGTATTGATGTTGGTTATACATATGGCCGCTCAGCATTTTATCAAGATTACTATCCTGCACTAGCTGTTCCAACTCAACGCAATCTGTTAGCTCCAAATAGCGTATGGATTAATACTACCAGCCAAAACCGCGGCGTTGATACTGTTGTGCGACGTTACATTAACGGTACATGGGTAAGACAAAACACAAATCCCAACACTGGAACTATACCTTGGTATAGCAGCACCGCAGTAGCAGATGCTGCTTTTGGCGCAGGTAAGGCAACAGGTACACTTTTTGCATATTACAACAGTGACAATAGCACACCCACACAAATCAACATGCAGTTGTTGCGTTGGTCAGGATCAGCTTGGTTGCCTTTGAGTTATACTCCCAGTGCAACTGCGCCACAAGGTGAACCAGCTCAAGGTACGCTGTGGTTTAACACTAATCTTCAAGTAGACATTATGGTGAACGCTGGAAACCAGTGGAAAGGCTATCGCAATGTGTATCCTGGAACAGATCCTAACGGTGTCTTGATAAGCAGTCTTGCTCCTGTACAACAAAGTACTGGCAGCGCATTAGTAGATTATGATATTTGGTTAGATACCAGTGTTTCAGACGGTCCTGTTCTAAAACGCTACATCGCTAGCGGCAGTGAATGGGTGCAAATCGACAATACTGACCAAACATCACCTGCTGGTATATTGTTCCTTGATGCCCGTAGTAATGCTGGTAGCAGCTACAGCAACAGCATACGTCCTAGCGTAATGTTGGTTAGCGATTATGTTGATACTGATGCACCTGATCCTACTTTGTATCCCACCGGCATGCTGCTGTTTAATACTCGTTACAGCACAAACAACGTCAAACAATGGGAACCTAACTTGTTTGGTGAGGGCGACGGGGCTTGGGTTACAGCTAGTGGAAACAAAAATGATGGCAGTCCTTATTGGGGTGTCCAAGCTCAACGTCGCATGGTTGTTAAAGCTTTGCAGTCAGCTATCGTTAGCAACGAAGATGCTCGCGCTGAAGAAACATACTTTAACTTGATTGCTGCTCCTGGGTATCCTGAATGTATAGAAGAAATGAAAACTTTGAACGTAGACAAAAAAGAAATTGCGTTCGTAGTTGGTGATACTCCAAGTGATTTGAATCCCAGCCCTGCAACTGCAATTGTAAATTGGGCTACTAACGCAAATAATGTCGCAGAAACTGGTCCTGATGGGTTAGCACCAGGAGCAATAAGCGAATATGCCGCTGTGTGGTATCCTTGGGGACTAAGTACCAACTTAGATGGAAATCCTGTGTTTGTGCCACCAAGCATGATGGCATTACGCACTATTGCATTTAACGACCAAGTTGCCTATCCATGGTTTGCACCTGCTGGTTTCAACCGTGGCTTGGTTTCAGGTGTAACTAGCGTGGGATATTTGACTGCTGAAGGCGAATATCAACCTGTTAAGCTGAATCAAGGTCAACGTGATGTGCTTTATGAAAACCGCATTAATCCCATAGCAGCTATTCCTAATAGAGGTTTGGTAATATATGGACAAAAAACATTAAGCCCAGTTCAAAGTGCTCTTGATAGAATCAATGTTGCACGTTTGATATGCTATTTGCGTTATCAACTTGATAACATTGCCAAAGTCTATTTGTTTGAACCTAACGACAAGCAAACTCGTGATGCTGTGCTAGTAACTTTCAACAACTTCTTTGGTAACTTAGTAGGGCTGCGTGCAGTATATGACTATGCTGTTGTTTGCGATGAGAGCAATAATACTCCAGAAAGAATTGATGCAAATCAACTATGGATTGATATAGCCATAAAGCCGACCAAAGCGATCGAGTTTATTTACATACCCATACGTATTTTGAATACAGGAGATCCATTACCCAATGGAGCAAGAGCTTAAACAAAAAAGCCGGGCATTTAGCCCGGCTTTTTTGTCCACAACCATTTGCTATGACCGCAATCCCAAATCACTCCATACCCTAACTCTTCCATGATTTGTCGTTCAGTTTTTGTTGCATTATACCCTAGTTTAACTAACTGATCTTTTCTAAAACTATATCGGTGATGCCTTTTATCACCGCGCACATACCAATAGTTGGGATTAGTGTTAGTAACAAACTTAAATCCCAAAGTTTCATATAGTCGTCCAGTGTTCCATCTCAAGTCACTGTAACTATATACAGCTTGGGGTTGATACTTGTTGATAAAATAGGAAAAAAGTTTACTAGCGCCTCCAGGAACAGGATAGCTAGATGAAAACCTAGTAAGTTCATATGTGTTAGGTACATTCTTTTGACCTTTGCTGATGCTTAACTTGCCAAAATCCATTACAGCAACTAGATCATCATTGTAATGTAAGCCCAAACAAATGTTCCCGGTTCCAGGACCTTGTATATGATGCTGCAAGGCAAAGGCTCGTGCTTGTTTGGCAGTTATTTCTATTATTTTTGTTTTACGGGCATGAACTTTTATCTGCTGTTTTTGCAGTATGTGTAATAAACGTGATTTAACTAAATCACGTTTATGCAGCCATTCATCCTGAAATATTTGTATCAACCTTATATTTTTATCTTGGCAAAGTTGCCATTTGTTCTTATGATAATTTTTGTCTGGTATTTGTAGCTCACTATGCCAATACAAGCCACAATACTCTATAGCTATATTTGCTTGTGGAATCCAAATATCTAGTTCTTTTGGAGCAATAATGTGTCGAGAATTTCTCATTATTTCCAAGCCCTGCTGTTCGATAAACTCAGCAATATCACGCTCTTCCAAGCTTCCTGATTTGATTCCGCTGCATGATATGCAAGGAGTGTTTGCTTGTCTAATCCTCCATTTAAAAGTTTCGCTAGGTAACGTTTGATTTAAATGACAAGAGCAGCATATAAACGATATTCTTTTATTGGCAAAAGGCAAATCAGTCTTAACATCATCTAATATTTGATTTATAACAACACTTTTACATAAAGATTGCCAGTTTATCAAAAGGTCTTCTTGGCGTTGCTGTTGGATATACGGGATCTGACTGGGGTTTATAACGTTGTGATTAGCTATAAGAGTTTCTCGGCTACGCTGACGCACCTCGGGTAGTTGTTGTACATTTTTTACCCCATATTTTTCTTGTAAAATTTCTGGTAAAATTTGATTTAATGTTTTCATTCGCTTGCTAGCAGCTTGCCTAGCACAAGGGCTTGCGCCAGCTTGGTATTTGGAATACATTGTTTCCAGCCGTTGTTTTTTTACAGCCCCATTTTGTAGCGGATTATCACATCCATATTTTTCTTGATTTGTCTTGCGTATTTTTGTTTTGATTTCCTGGTCTTTTCCAAAATGCTTCAACAGTTGATTAGCGCATTGATGACTGCATGTGTTGCTGTAGTGATTTATGTGCCATGAAACTGTGTTGCTGCAAGAAGGATTAGAACAGACTGGTGGTTTATCTAAATCATTAAAATATAAGTAAATCTGTTCTTTCAAGTTAACTATGTTGGGATATATCTCTGCTAGTTGCTGTTTCCACATCGGATTTTTTTTGACTGTAACAAGCCATCTTTTACTAGGATTCACGTTTAAAAAAGTTTTTAGATCCATAACAGTCTCGCATACAACAGTTTATTCTAAATATTTATACTGCAACATTCAACCTATTCTGTCAAAAAAATATTTTCGCTAAATAATCATACATTATTGGAGGAATCACAATGGTATTCACCCCCACATTGAGCAGATTTGGTGTACCCCTAGTGCCAGGCACTAATGGTATTGGCATGCTCATGCCCAAGCTCAAGTATCGTTTCCGTGTTACAATGGATCGATTTGCAGGTTTGGGGCCAACTTTAGAACTAACACGTCAAGTAAAAAGTGTTGGCCGCCCACAAGTACAGTTTGGCGAAACAGCTATTCACAGCTACAACAACATCATGTATGTTCCACAAAAGCCCACATGGCAAAACGTGGAAGTTGTTATACAAGATGATATTACCAGTGCAGTTAGTCGCTTGGTTAGTGCACAGCTACAAAGACAACACAACTTTTTTGCACAAACAAGTGCTACTAGTGCCAGCCAGTTCAAGTTTAGAACCAAGATTGAAACACTTGACGGTGGAAACGTAGGCGTACTAGAAGCTTGGTACTTGGAAGGATGCTATTTGCAAAATGTCACTTATGACACTTTTGATTACAGTAGCAGTGAGCCCATGCAAATAACACTAAGCTTGAGATATGACAACGCAACGCAAGACACTGTATTGACCAGTGCTGTAACGGAAGCTCTTGCTGGTGCTTAAATGACTTTATAACTTGCAGTAAAAAGGGCTTGAAATCAAGCCCTTTTTTTGTCACTAAATATTATAGCCATGCCAATAAATCAAGATACTCAACTAGCTTTTATACCTTATGCAGGTAACTTTTTTGCTCGTGCAACTAATGATAAAATGTATGCGTTACCGCGCTACAAGTTTATGTATTATGTGCGCTTCAATCTTAATCCCAATGTAAGCAATCAATCCTTGCAACAAGTGGACAACATGTTCACAAGTTCTTTAAAGTTAAATGGGTATGAAGACCAGCGGGCTATTAGTTTTTTGGTTAAAAAGATTGATAGACCCAAAGTAGATTTAGTAACTCAAGAAAACAATCAATACAACTTAAGGCGGCAAAACTATACAAAAGTAACTTATCGCGATATAACCATGACGTTACACGATACTAGCGATAATCGCGCTTTAAACATGTGGATAAACTATTTTAGATTTTATTTTGGTGACAGCCAAAGTTTGTATCCTCGCGGACGTGACAATCAAGATGGCTTGGCACCAGCTAGTAGTCAAATACCACAAAGTTTTGAAAATATTCAATATGGTTATGGTTTAAGCGCACAAGTTGGCTCAAGAAACTTTTTTGATAGTATTGAAATCTGGAGTTTGTTCGGTGGCAGTGACGTAGTTGGCCAGAAAAAAGTCTTTACACCTGAAGGTGGTAAGTATGAGCCTATAACATCTTCGCAAGGAACTGTTGTAACTAAACTAATGAGACCACGTATAGCAAGCATTGACTGGGGAAGTTTTGACAGCAGTGACAGTGGTTTAACTGAAGTCACAATGAGTTTAAAATACGAAAGTATTGTTTATGAAAATCCTTCTGGTGCTACTGCACAGGAAGTATATCGGGAGGCAGGATTTGACTATAAAACAGTAGAGCCTCCAGCTAAACCCCAAACTTCTGGAGTAAATGGAGCACCACAACCTGTTGACTTTAACCAGCGCGTGGCAGTTGCACCTGGACCTCCTAATAGCCGATCACAACAACCTCAAAGCTCTTTGCTATATAGTCCCAGTCCATTAGCTCAAAGTGTATACGTACCATTTTTAGGTGCTATCGGTGGTGAAGTTAATATCAGTCCTGTGATTAGTCCTTTTGGTATATTGGTTTTTGGATTATAACATGGCATACAATGATACGATAGCAAAAACCATCCGCAAGCAAATTGCTCTTAATACTCCTCCGATAAACATCGCTAGCAATGCTATTCAAGCAACTACACCTGGAGGTGGGGCATATGCTTGGGTGGATAGTAAAACTCGTGAACTTGTAAAGAACAGCGGTAATGCAGGAAATTGGTTGACTACCAATGTACCATTTGTGCAAACAGCTCAAATTACCAGTCAAATATACAACAAAGTCAAAGGAGTTTTCCAAAAACTTGGTGTTCCTGATAGTGTAAGTGAGCCCTTGATTGCCAGTGCTAGTTATTATGTAGCGCAGAATAAATCTGTGGATCCCAACAAACTTTATAATGAAGAGACTGGTCAGTTGGACCCTAGATTCACTGCCTTATATAACAATCTGCGAGATTCTAGTAGTCAAATTGGTGTAGTGCAAGCAAATACTCAGCCCAACTGGCAAAATAATCCCTTGTTGCGTGGAAATATTCAAGGATATGTATAATGAAGTGGAGTCAAGGGACTTTTGTTCCCAAAAATCCTGAAAAACTTATTGGCAAGCAAAATGTTAACTTCCGTAGCAGTTGGGAACACACTGTTATGAACTTTTTGGACAATCATCCCAGTGTAATACAATGGGCTAGTGAAAGCATAGCTATCAACTACATTAATCCACTTACTGGCAAACGCAGTCAGTATATACCTGATTTTCTTATCATCTACCAAGATGCTCAAGGCAAAAAACGTCATGAAGTTGTGGAAGTTAAACCTCGAAGTCAAGCTCTCATGGAACATGCAAAAAGCCGGCAGGATAAAGCTGCACAGATTGTGAACATGGCCAAATGGGCAGCGGCTATGGCATTTTGCAAACAGAATGGTATGACTTTTAGAATTTTGACCGAAGATCAAATCTACGTCACTAAAGGAAAAAAGCGCAAATAACATGACCAAGCAACTAGCTGAAACTTTTGGATTACCTGATTATCAACAACCCACTCAAGAAGATATTGAGGGGGCTTTAGAAAAAGCACAAGATCTGGAAAAAACCTTTAGTAAAATCAATGGCTTCGATGAGCATGACCAAGAAATGGATACTTTAGGCGACATGGCTGTGTCCGCACATCAACAGCTCATGGAACTTGGTATGAACGTGGAAACACGGTTAGCTGGAGAAATATTTTCCAGCAGTGCTGCTATGTTGAAGATTGCTGTTGATGCCAAAAACAGTAAAGTGGAAAAAAAGCTCAAGCTAATCAAACTGCAACTGGATAAGATGCGTTTGGATGCAAATCGAAAAGATCCAGTGCAGGATCCCATAAAAGGTGGTGATTTAGTAATGGATCGCAATGAAATTATTGCCAGTATTAAAAAAGCCCAAGATAAACCGTAATCATTTATAAATAACAGGCTATAGGAGCTAGTTATGAAGTCACTGAAAGATTATTTGCAAGAAAGTCATCAACTTCATGAATATGTTGTGAGGTTTGCTGAAAAACCCAGCGATGTAGACATGGACACAATAGAAGAAGTTTTGAAGAAGTTTGATTTGCGAGATATTACTACTCCGCAACGTATTCAAAACAGCGACCTGGACTTTTTTGATATTCCCTATCGTGAAATATACGAAGTGCGATTGGCCACAGCAGTAAGATTGAGTCCTTATGTTTTGCTGCAAGATTTGCGCAGCGCATTAAACATGAATGAAAAAAATCTACGTGTGCGTGGAGCTCAAGAACCTCAGCAGTTGTATGCCGAGCATCAAGAGTGGCTAAGTGACGTTACAAAGAAAGCTCATGATGATGGCTTGCATCATCATGCATATCTAAGCACTGATCGTGAATACATGCAACAAGAGCAGCCTTTGAATCCCCCGGCATTTGGAGATGACTATAACAAAACTCTTTTAGCAT